CAGCATCTAGCGGAGCATCTCCCATTGAATCATGATCTGTCCATCTAATATAGCTGGAAGTGTTATTTATTACTTCTTTATAATAATGAGTAGCACCATTCGCTACTGATAATCCTGGTTCAGCTTGAATAACTTGTCTATTTGAACTAGATAACGCTCCTCTTTTATCCTTTGCTCCTTTAATGTCTCCATCTTCATCTACTACTATAAGATGAATCTGATCTCCAACATCTTTTGATCCAGTTTTTTTATAAGCAAAAGGACTTGTAAGAGGTGCAGTACCAAAAGAATCACGAAATTCCCATTTCCTTGACCATGTACTTTGTGCAGATACCGCTCTATCAAAAGCAGTTGAAACTACCATTGATGTTGTATTTGTGATACTTGATATTTTTCGTTGAACCTCAATACCGGTTGAATCATTGACTGTAATAATATCTCCAACATGAAGTTGTCGAGAAAAATTAGTATTGGTTCCTGTTATTGTGGTTGATTTTGCCGCCGCAGTAAGAGAACCTTGCATATTTTCAGTAGGCTCTTCAAAAGCAGACCGCTTTAATCGAATAAGAGTCGCATCGGTTACTGCAGAACCATTTCCAATCTGATTAGTCTCTACTCCAGTATTAGCCATTGAAATCGAGGCTACAGTATTAGAAGTAATTGCTGTTACTATTCCATGATTAGTTGCTCCAGCGGTGAGCTTAACAACATCTCCGATTCTTAATTCTGTATCAAATAATGTACCTGTTCCAACAATACCCGCTCCAGTATCACTATTTGAAACAGTTCCTGTAAGAGAAACAGTTGGATCAATATCTAAAGAAACAGTAGAATCATTATCATTAACTTTTGTATTTGCTCTATCTGCTTGACAAATAGAAATTTTCATTGAATTTCCAAGTGTACCTGGATATTTTGCCGTAAAACTTGTTCCTGAAGTTGTTGTTGACAGGTATGTATTTTGATATTCAGAATCGTTTCGGATTAATATTGCAGTACCACCTGATACTGCATTTTTTGCAGTTGATGTATTTGCCGCTCTAACAACTCTTAATTTGTTAGAATAACTTAAAAAACTTGCGGCACTAAAAAATGTTTTATATGTGTTTCCATTTGGTTTACCGAATACAGAAACCAGCTCATCTTCTGAAGTAACTAATGTAGCAACCTCCAAGGGTCCCCATGTTAAATTACCAGCTATAGCGCCATCCGAAATAGAAGGAATTGGTACTCTAGTAGTTAAGTCGATTTCTGCTACGGCTACTCCTGGACTGACTTGAAAGGCCATATTATCTCTCCCTAAAATATTTTAAAATAAATTTACTTCCAATATATTTATATTTTAGCTGATTTTAGAGTTGTTATTATTTATTGTAATATAAATAATTAAATGAAGAAGGCTATTGAAAGATTTGAAAAGAAAATTTTAAAAACAAATGATTGTTGGTTTTGGACTGCAAGTAAAACAAAACAGGGGTATGGTATGTTTTCTTATGATGGAAAATCAATTCCTGCTCATAGATTTGCATATATTGCTTATAAAGGGCCTATTGAACAAAATAAAATAGTTCATCAATCCTGTAATAATACATACTGTGTAAAACCAGAGCATTTATATTTAACTACAAAAAGTGAAACTAGGAATAAATTCTACGAATTAAGAATTAATCCTGAAATGATATTTAATGAATCTATAAGATATTTACAGAAATTGAAAAAACTAAGACCCGATTTAAAACATGATATAGACAAATTAATAGAACAAATAAAAGATCCTAAAAATATACACCGTATTAATGTATATAATCAGTAGAATATTTTTTATCTACTATCCATTTTTCTCCACCCATATCCACGGTTTCTGGCTCATAAGAATCTCTTCCATCATTTATATATCCAAAAGGTATCAATTGTGATTCTGCTTCATCTAATTGTTCTTTAAACATTTTTTCACGTAAATCTAAATCTGTAATTTCTGTGAAATATTTTTGATTCACTAACCAACCAAACAAAATTAATGTCGCCATCAAGTCATCATGATATCCCTCATCTGCTTCATAACTTGATCCTTTAGCAACATATGTTGTCATTTCAGTAATAGTGTCAAGATCCCAAATAAGTAATTTGTCTCCCTCTATCAAATCTTTACAACTAGAACATCCTTTTCTTTTAACTTCTTTTGTAGTTCTAATTCCTAACTGTGAACTTTTTCCGAATCCTCCCCCTAAAGTTTGACCCGATCTTCCCATAACACTTGTTTGAAAAATATTGGGATATTCTAAATCGTGATGTAAAATATCTGCTACTTGACCACCAATATCATTTATTTCAACTAAAACATATGCAGTATTATAATATCTACTCACATTATCAACAATATTTGGTAATAATATAGGAGAAATGTTTTCATCTCTATATTTTGCAACTTGTTCATACGGAAATTGAGAAACATCAATTATTGAAAATGCAGAATAATCTTGTCCCCTTCCTCTTGCAACATCAACTATACACACATATGAATGCTTAGGATCTGGTTCAACATATACATCTAGACTATCTTTCTTTGAAATAGGTGGTTTATATGGCAATGTTCTTAATTTAGAAGGAGAAATTAATGTATTTTGTGAACCAATAAAATCACATTCATATTCTTGAGCAAATTGCATTTCACTCGTATTTTTTATCGTTTCTTCTTTCCACTTTTGATCTCTTCCAGGTGTTTGAGACCAATGAACTTCAATAGGAACATAATTACTTCTTTTCTCTTCAGCATCAACCCACATCTTATAAAACATGTTCAATCCTTTTGGAGTTGAAACAATAAAAACTTTAGTGGTGCTACCAGAAGAAATTGTAGGATATACTGAAGTAAAGAAATCTTCTGCTAACTTAGGAGGATCAATGTGTGCAAACTCGTCCATAAAGATGATATTAAAAGACGATCCACGAACTGCAGAAGAAGAAGTTGAGGCGGATATAACTTTACTACCGTTTTCTAATTCAATATTACCCCTATTCCAAACAACTACACCTTGTTGCAACCATTTTGGTAAATGCTCATAAGCCGTTTTTAATCTTTGAAGAATCTCTCTTGAAGTAGAACCCTTATTTGCTAATATAGCAATATTAGATTGTGGATTAAAAAGAGCAAAATGTAATAAGTAAGCGACAATTGTTGTTGATTTTCCTGTTTGTCTAGGCATTTTACAAATAACAAAACGATTATCATGCATTGTCTCAACCATTTCTTCTTGATAATCATACAAATCAAAAGGCATTAGACCATGATCAACATGAACGATTTTCATATACTGTTTTGCAAAATGTACGGGATCTTTCTCACATCTAATAAATTCTTCTATAGTTTCTTTATCATATTCTACTGGTTGATATGCCCCTTTAAGAAGAGGATTTCCTGCGTAAGTATCTCTAGCCATTATTTTAACTCGTAATTTACTAAACCCTGTTTTGCAGTAAAATCCATAGCGCCTGACATGGATCCTAATATTTTTAATGTAGCAGATTTAGGAGAAACCATTTTTATATCAATAATACCTTTTCTCCATTTAGTTTTATTTAAATTTGCTTGATAAAAATCTTTACCACCAATTATTTCGTGAACATATTTTCTTGATAACCGATCATTATTTAACATACTTGCTACAGAATAATTAAAAAAAGAAGTAATTGTAAAAGGATAATTATTTCTTATTGTTTCTGTAACTTGTTCTCTTCCATCAAAAGTTTTTCTCTTTATAAAATAATCTTCTATTGCTCCTATTACTTCATCAAGTTCTTCATTTTCTTTTGGTGAAAGACTCTGATTCATTGCAACCTTTCGAATACTCTCATAAACAGAATGATTTGAATTTTTTACAATTGATTTTTTTATTTTTAATACTGCTCTTAATCCAACTTCAAATGTTATATTTTTTGAATATTTAAATCTATTCGCTCCTACTTGTTGTGTTGTATATCCCATATTAGATGCGATTTCACACATTTTTTTAAAAAAACAATCTCTATAATCAGTATAATATTTCATACCATAAGGAAGAACATTCGACATAAATGATGCGGCGGCGCCTTTATCATATTTACTTGATACACTAACGGTAGTCGTATCAAATATCAAACTACTATCAACAAGTTTAAATGCAGGATCAGTTGGAATACTAAAAGATTGTAAATTAATACCAAACATATCAGAAGGAGTACAAGTGTCTGATAACTGCTTTTTAAATGCTAATATTCCTATTAAAATTTCACCAAAATATACACCAAGCTCATCAACATGACTATCATCAATACCCTTCAAATCAATTTCAGATAAATCATCTTTATCTAAATATGTTTTTATTTTTTCTACAAGATAATCATTATTATGAATTTTATTATCTAATCCCCAAATAACGCTTTTTTTTAAATTTTCATAAGTCTTAAACAATTTTACTGGAACATCTTTTTTAGAAAGAACGGTTATTTTTTCATCATTACCTTTTTCTGTAAAATCTTCCGCTAATATTTGTAATTTCTTTGGTCTCTCTGTACCAAGATCATCTGTTGGTTTTCTTATTTTTGAAATTAATACATATCCTTTTTTTCTCTGATATTCAATATTAGCATACTTTTTACTTTCAAATTCTTTATATTTCTCTGAAAGTAATTTTATTTCTGTTCTTGGATGAATAGTAACATTCATGCTTTCTAATGCATTAACATTTTCTTGGAACATTTCCGCAACCTGACCATTCTCTATTCTCAGCTTCAAGTTTTTCCAGTCAGAATTTTCTGTAACATATCGTGTGAAAACAACCTGTCCTGGATTTCTTCTGTCGATTTGTCCTAAATGTGCCACTATTCTTTTTTATCTTTTAACATTTTTTGGAGTTCTGCAGTACTACCAACAAATAATGCATTTGTTACTGAACTGGGTCCTGTACTGTTTTCTTGATTGATATCTTTTACTTGTTTATGGACATTTATTAAATTTTGATTTTGTTCACCAACAGTTTTAATTAATTGTCCAACAACTTCAAACATTCTAGCATTACCACTATCTCTTGCATCTTGTAATAAATCTTCAATAGCATCATGTCCCCTTTCAATAATATTGTATATATTTTCACGAACATACTTATAATCAGTATTTAAATCATCTGGATTAGATGCAACAACTTTTCTTTCAATAGGTTTTTTAACAATAGAGCCAGATGGCATTTCTAATATTTCATTTAATTTATCTTCAAAATCTTTTACCATAATCTATCTCACTCATATGTGCCAGTTGATTCATCATAACGTACTGGTGGACTATAAACTGTTATTGTGGTGTTTGCATCAAAATCGTCTCCTGGAGTAATATATGTGTTTGCTCCTCCCTCAGGAACAATTGTAATTTTACTGATTATATTATCCTGACCGAGTTCAGTTGTACTATTCTCAGTTAAAAGAAGACTACCTGTTTCCAACAGAAATTGATCTTGTGAAAAAGGATTAGAAGTTTCTAACAATAATTGATACATTTCATCACTTGCATCGACCCCGACCCCAGAGACTTCTTTAAATGCTACTTCAATTGTTTTAATAATTGATTGACCAGATTTAATATCAGGATATATAAATCCTTTCATCATAAAAGATATTGTCCAAATAATTGTTCTTCTAGCAGAAAACTCTCCTTCATAAGAATCTTCACTTGTCGCACTTTGAATAACAATTGGAATATCTATTGAGATACCCATATCTGTTATAATATTAACAGTTACATTAAATTCTGGAGTAAAAAACGGAAGAATTTGTTCTAATATTTGAGTACCATCTTCAGCATTTTCCACAAAAGCGTATAAAGAAAAATCAAAAATATATGGAGAAGGATTAAACATCTTCTTAACATTACGATTTCCATTTATCGTTTCTTTATGTGTCAATGAACCTACTGTATTTAATTTTCTAACAGGATCATAAGCAATACCAGTCATTTCAAATCCCATTCTAGGAAGTTGAATAGCAACTTGTCTATCTAAACTAGCATCTTGATTTATTCTTGTAAGAAATTTTTGCTTTGGCCCATAAGCTATTGGTACTTTTTGTCGAGATAAAACATTACCGCCCGAGTCCTTTTTTTCAATATTAATATCATTAAATAGCGTACCAAACAACGCAACGTATTTTCTTATTGTTTGATGATAAAAAGTTTGTCCTAACATAATACTCCATAAAGATTGTAATATTATTTAGTTGTATAAATAGTCTTATGGCACTATCAATAAAAACTCAAGGCGAAAATTTAACAATGCATCAAGGCAGTAACTTTGAAAAAGTTTTTACTGCTAAAGATGCAAATAATTCAAATGTGACCATAAGTACTGGTACTTGTGCTTCTTCAATGAAGAAAAATCATGCAACTACCAATGCTTCTTGGATACTAACGTTTACAGCGGCAGTATCTGGTAGTAATGTAACCATAACCGCTAATGCTACTCAAACAGCAAATATGTCTTCAGGATTATATGTTTATGATGTTGAATACACCCAAGCGGATGCTGTAACAAAAGAAAGGGTAGTTGAGGGAATGATTACAATTCTTCCAGAATCTACAACTTAAAAATTGCTTTCACTAAATGGATTGCCTTCAGAGAAATCAATAATAGAATCTGCTTCGGTTTCAATAGTTACATTATTTGCAGTTGTATCATTAACAAATTCCTGTGTATTGGGTGTAGTACCAACTGTATAATAAGCACCACTTGTATTTCCAACTACATTTTGACTTAACGTAAAAGTTCCCATCAAATCTGTTAATTTCAATACTCTATCAGTAGAATTCCAAGATATTACTCTTCCTTTTGTATTAGCAGAACTTTCAGTACTACCAACATATACATATTCATCTTCTACATAATTTCCTGAACCTCCTGAATCAAGAGTTACTTCTATTGAATAAGCATATTTATCTTCTATATCATCTATGTCTTCAATACCAGTATCAATTCTTTGATCATCATACTGAAACAATTCACATGTTAAATCAAATATAGGCAATTTACCAAATTGATAAAACATTGATTCGTGTTCAACAAATCTAATTTCATAAAGTTTTTTGTTTAATGGGAGAAATATTATATCGCCTTCTTTTGGTCTATCATAACCAGTATCTAAATTTTCCCATCTTCTTCTCGCCACAGAAAAGATAACCTGATCTCTAATTTCTAATCCAAATCTTGAAATAAAATCACCTTCTCCTTCAAAACCATCAACTGATTTAACATACATTTCTATTAAATGGGATTGATTAAATTGTGAAATAGTATCTTCTCCATAAAGAAGATCCTCATTCACATATTGTCTTGGAAGGTAATAGTTATCTATGCCAAAATTTTTTATCGATTCTATAATTAAATCTTGATGTAAATT